ATTCCTAATCTTTTTTCCAATGTTAAATATTCGTTTAATAATTTTGCCTCTGGGTATTGTAAATTTTCCAAAACTTTTTCATCTACAATTGGCTGTCCTGTTTCTGTAAAATTTTTAGGTTTCCAATCATGTAAGGCTTTAAGTCTATTAGCTATATGCTGTCGTGAAGAAGGATTAAATTTTACTACTTTAGTTTTGGTAACAGGAACTCCTTTGATGTATCCAAATTTTTTAGAATTAACTTTAGGAATAAATGTTCCTAAATCTTCAACCCAATCTTTAAATGTTTCATCTAATTTTAATTTCAATTCATTTGATTTAGATAATAAAGTTGCGTGTAATTCTTGAGCTTTTAAAACATCAAATCCCATTCCTTTTTTTTCTTGTTGCTTTGTTATAAAAGTAATTTGATGTTCTAAATCTATTGACTCAAAACTAAAATCTTTTGTTGTTAATTTTTCATAAAGTTTTTTTGTAAGTTCAACATCCCTTATGCAATACTCTAACATTTCAGGTGTGAATTTTTCAAAATTAGAAATTTCAAAATCCATTTTAGGAAAACCCAAACGAGTTCCCCAAGCTTTTAAATTATGCTTTCCGCAAACTGTTCTGTCCTCTCGCCAACTCTTTTTTATGTCCACGCTATTTGCGATATCTGGGTAGATAAGGCGACTAAGGCAAAGCGTATCGTGGACTAGCTCTCGTTTATGAGAGTAGTTGTATAATTTATTGAGCACGGGGAGGTCGTACCCAATAACATTGTGACCAACTATTAAGTTGTCGGCGAGAAGTTCTATTCCTTTTGGAATTTCGTTACCTACAAATGGAATTGTTTTATTTCCATCGTTAATTACTAAACAATGAACAACTGACGGATTTAATCCGTTTGTTTCAATATCAAAAATTAAGGTCTGTTTCATATTCTGTTAATACTCCTGTTAGTGAATCATATTTTAAAGTACATCCTTTGCCTGTTATGCCAGCAAATCTATTTTTTAAAATTCTAATAAATGCTAAATTCTTTTGTGTCTCTTCCGAAGTTGATCTCTCAACACCTAATACAATATCACTTAACTGACTTATACTTGCTGACCCTCTAAGGTGTCCTAAAGAAGTTTTTAAACCATCAGTGTGATCTTTATTTCCTTCTGGTCTTTTTAAATGACTAACTAAAATTATACCTATGTTTAATTGTTCTGCTAATTTTCTAATCTTAGTCATCAGCATGTCTATTGTTTTTCTTTCATCATAAGTTTCTAAACCGCTTACAATGATGCTGATGTGATCTATAATTAAAAATTCACAATCTAATCCAGTAGCAAAAAATTTAATTTTACTTAAAATTGTATCTTCTTCTATACTTCCCCAATGATCGTATAAAAATACATTTCCATTACCTATAGTTTCCCTATAACCTTTTTCTAATTCAGCATCACTTAAATTATCTCTGTTAATGTGAATTGGTTTTTGTAAATGTAATCCAATAATACCCTCACAAGTTCTTTTTAAACTTTCTTCTAAAGATATAATTCCAACTTTATGATTTGTGTTTATTAAATGTAAAGCTACCTGCTTAGTTACTAAAGTTTTTCCAATTCCTGAACCACCACAGATAGTTACAATTTCTCTTTTCCTTAAACCAAAAAGTTTTTTATTTAAAGAGTCAAAAGGATAAAATGCTGATGCTTTTTCATTTGGTTTTTTTACTAAGTCCCAAAGATCAGTGCCTGCGATAATTCCATCGGGCCTGTAGGGTTTGGCTTGCCACATAGCTTTAACTACTTCTTCTGTTCTTCCTGCTACAAGCATTTCATTAACATCCTTTAAAGAAAGTGATGCTATTTTACATTTACCTACTGTAAATAATTCTGCACATTCTTTACTTGCTTGGATGCCTTGATCGTCTTGATCGAAAAAAATAACTACTTGTTCAAAGCTTTCTAAATATTCTAAATTCTTTTTAATTGCTTTAACTGATCCTGCTGTACCGTTCGGAATTGAAACTACAGGGTATTTTAAATTTAATATTTGACTTAATGAAAGAGCATCTATTTCACCCTCAGTAATACAAATCATTTTACCATTTGGCTGCCATAAGTTTTGTCCAAACAGTGTTGCTTCGTCTATGTTTCCTACAGTTCTAAAATCTTTATTTTTAAATCTTACTTTTTGAAAACATATTTGTTTATTTTTATTATAGTAATTTGCTACTTGTACTGCTTCATTGTTGTATGTGCCGATTGTGTAATTCCACTTTTTACAAGTGTCTAACGTAATTTTTCTTGAAGATAAACTCTGATGCGTGCCTTGAATAAAATTAAACGATGGTACAGTTTGAGTTTTAGTTTCAATATTTTTTGCGTCATTAACATGAGTGTTGCATACAAAGCAAAAAGTATGATTATCAGAATATAAAGAATTGCCGTCGGAAGAACCACAAACGCTACAAGGCATGTGTCTAACAAACGTGCTATTACTATTTTCATCTTTTAACATCAATTCTCCCATAATTAATTTTAAATCCAATCTTTAGGCACTAATTTATCTGCAAACTTAATACCGTGCTTGTTGCAAAAATCTGCGTACGTTGTTTTAGAATTTTTATAAATTCTGTTTTTAGAATTTCCAAAAACAAATCGTATATCAATCTCAGGATGTTGACTTTTAATAAGTAAATGTTTTTGACGATCGGATAATTTCCAAAAACCTTTGACTTCAATAAAAATTCCATTTTCTAATTCAATATCTGGTTTATATTTATGTTTCGTAGCAGGCTTAAAATATTCAACTGTAGTTTCTTCGTATTTAAATTTAATTTTCCTTTCAGATAAATCCTTTGCTACTGTAGCTTCTAAACCACTACGAAATTTAAAAGTCGAATTTTTCATCAGCAACTACAGTTTTGTTTTTAGCAACTGCGGCTGGTAATTCTTTAGGAATAATTACTTCATAACCATCTTCAGATGAAAACCCATAAGACTCAGAACTATCTTTAGTCTTGCCTTGAACTAACTCAATTATTTGAACTGCTTTTAATTTCAAAGTAACACCTGAACCAAGCATGTTATTTGTGTAAGTGTAAATTTGAAACGCAACTTTTCCTTTACTACCACCCCATACTGAAAAATTATTATCAGTAATTAGGTTTCCTTTTGAGTCAAAAAGTTTTGGTTTTTGTTCGTAGACAACTCCAGACTTGCTAGCTATCTTAGCTTTTAATTTAAATGAAAATTCATAGCCACCCTCAACTTTTTTATAAGGTTTAAATGAACTATGTTTTTTTGCATTTAATAATTTTAACGCTTCCTCAATTTCATCAATAATTGATTTACTGTGAGCGTCCGCTAAAACTAATTTAGCGTGGTATAAACCGTCAGCATTAAATTTTGTATCAGGTTTACATAAATGTGGGTAATTTAATACACCAACTTCTGTTGTTATTGTTTTTATTTTATTTTCCATGTTTTATTTTTATGTTTGAGTCCTCCAAGAGAGTTCCCAGGTTCGTACTCCTTTTGATATCAGTACAGTATTAATATCAATACTATTAATAACTGAGAAATCAATATTAAAGGTATAAGTAATTGCATATTGCTATATAGATAAAAATTAAGATCATTATTGTTACGAACGATACTGAAACAATCCATGCGGTAGACCAAAATATTTTATTTAACTTTTCTCGTTTTCGTATTCTTTCCATAACCTCCTTTCTAAAATTATCAAGTATGTATTTACTGTCCATGTTATCTCCTTTCGTTTTTAATACTGTTTTAATATTGATACTAATTAGTTAAAGAAATAAGTGCTTTGTTCAATTTTAGATATATCCAATGCCCCACGCTCTGGAGGCTTCGCCAACTGATCCTTAGCTTCATCTGGTAATTGATTTTTAAAATTTTCATAAAGTTTACCTAAATAATCTTCTTTAAATATATCAACAGCAACTTTTCTAATTATATAATGCAATTGATCTATTCTGTTTGGTGTTGTTGCAAAGCTATCATGCACCATTAATAAATTAGGAATTGGTTGAGCATCGTGCTTACAATACAAAGCAACTCCCATAGCTAAGGCCGCATCCAAACTGTGTGTTAAATTTGCTGATATGGCTGATTGATTTTTTAAACTATCTTTTTTTATCATTTGCTTTCTTAGCGTTGTATAAACAAGAGAACCAGCTATAGAAGTTTTAACTCTATACTTTTGGAAATATCTATAGTCTTGAACTACTGGAAATCCCATAGGAGAAGTCCATTTAATTTCTAAGTTATATTTAGAAAATAATTTAGCTGTTTGTTGCAACCAAATCATTAATGAACTTACTAAATCTAACGAAGTTTGTAGATGCTTCCAAACAATTGCTGATAACCATTTACAATCTTGAAAGCCGTCATCCAATAAACATTTAGGCTTACCTAACTTTATTTGAGATTTATACTCATCAAAAATCTGCTGACGAGCTCCGAATGGTTTTAGACCGTAAAAATATGTCATTACATTACGTTTTACAATAGATCGGTCAATTCCAAATTGAAGCCAACGGTTCGCTGCCGCATCACCATCTGCAGCATGCTTCTTGACATCATCTTCTACTTGTTTTGCTAGTATACTGTAAATACTTTGCGGTCTAACTGATGGAAGGACGTTCACCATGCTGGCGGTTGTCTCATCTCTGCATATAATACTTAGTAATTGAAGTCCTGAACAGGTAGCGTCCATAGCCACAGGTAAATTACATACATATTCAACACCTTGAATTTGAACTTGCTTAACGTGGTGGCAAGCTTGTAAAAAAAGCATTGGTTTATCTGCTTCATTCCACCCTGTATTTTCGAATGGATTTTCTGAATAACTACAAATTTCTTTCAACCTTTGTTCAGTCCAAGCGTATCTTTCATCAAAAGAAACCTTGTCAAAACCAAAACAATTTGCGGTGTGAACATACAACCAATACTTCCCACGATGTCCAAGTCTTTCTCCATTTTTAAAAGTGATTAAAGATTTAATTTTCTGATCTGATTGATAATCAAAAATTGTACTCATACAATAAATTCTACCTCTTTTGTCTAAGAACAAAACAAAATAAAATTGTTCAAACTTTTGATACTCCTCTAAAATACTTTTAGTAATTTCACAGGTTAAAACTTGTGATACTCTTGCAAGTTCTTCTTGGTGTACTGCTGTCCTATCTCTTTTAAATTTTATTAATAATTCTTTATCAGTATCTACTCTAGGATCTCTAAATACATTTTTAGGAACTCCACTTGGATCTAATAAACTTTCTCTTTCTGGGAATTGTCCTAGACTTAAACCTTTATCCCAAATTTCTAAATATACCTTGACCATTTCACGATCAATTTGGAATGGTACATTTTGAATGTGGTTTACAGCTTCATAAACATTATGAACTGACTGATCTTTTAATGTGTTTAAATAATTAAAATCATTAGTTTTAACTAATGGTTGTTTAGACAAATA